ATTCAATGGTATCGGCGGCATTGGCACAGATGGTTTCGTCTGTGCTCGACGAGGGGCCCAGGATCCTCCTATTCCTGGTGGTGTGGGTTGTTGTGCGTAGGGTGTGGCGCTGGTTTCGGCCGGGCCCCACTGCTGGCGCGCAACTGGTGGCCGAGCTGGATGCTGGCCCAGACTGGGACACCGTGGGTCACACCACGCGTTACCAGCGGGAGCTGGCGTATCGGTTCAAGGCGGAGTTTGGCGAGTTGCGCTATAACAAGGCTAACCGCATTGTCGCATCGGCCTGGGTCCTCAAGACCATGGCCGCTGATGACGTGCGGTACGTGGACCGTGTTATGCTCGAGCCATTGGCAGTGCAGTTATGCCTGCTGCCCACACGGGCTGCAGTCCTCGCCGCGGCGTTTGCAAAGACCCATGAGGTCAATGCGCGCCGCGACGAGGCTGAGCTCGTTAAATAGGGATGCCCTGCTGAGGTGCCTGGAGTAACCACGTCTGTCGACCGTCGTGGTGAAGCATGCTTGCGTGTCCGGGCAAGTGTCGGCAAGGGTATAAGGTCCGGTGTTGACCGTACAATGCGCTACCTGGCAGGCTTTGGGACTGGGGTCCGCTATGGAGTGCACTGTTTTAACTACACCAATTTGGCACGAGGCATCGTGGAGCGCGTCTTTTACGTGCGCCGTGGTGAGGGCCTTGCTCCGGCCCCTCAGCCTAGCGTGGGTGTTTTCTCACGACTCAACGCAGTCAGACAGCGCTTGTTGCGCGCCGTGCGTCCGACCCCCGTTGTCGCCCGGGATGAGTATCCTGGGTTGTACACCGGGCGCAAACGCGGTGTGTACGAGCGTGCCCTGGAAAGCCTTAAGGTTCGGGCTATTAATTTCAGGGACGCGTGGGTCAACACTTTCGTTAAGGCCGAGAAGGTCAACCTTGACTCCAAGGGTGACCCTGCTCCCCGTGTCATCCAGCCCCGCAGCCCTCGATACAATCTTGAGGTGGGCCGTTACCTCAAGTTGTTTGAAAAGGAGCTGTGCGCTGGCTTCGAGCGCGTTTGGGGCTATCCAGTTGTCTTGAAGGGGAAGAATGCGCAGGATGTGGGTGCTGCCATGGCAGACCACTGGCAGCAGTTTGCCCAGCCCGTGGCTGTTGGACTTGATGCGTCCCGGTTTGACCAGCATGTGTCGAAAGATGCATTGCGTTGGGAACATTCCGTGTACAATTCAGTGTTCAACAGTCCGGAGCTGCGCCGGCTGCTGCAGTGGCAGCTGCGTAACCATGGCATTGCCCGTGTGGAGGATCTGATCGTGGAGTACGATATTGAGGGTTGCAGGATGAGTGGTGACATCAACACGGGCCTAGGGAACTGCCTCATCATGAGCAGCATCGTCATCGCCTATTGTGAGCAGGCTGGGATCTATTTCCGGCTAGCCAACAATGGCGACGATTGTGTGCTGTTCGTTGACAAGGCTGACCTTGGGGCCCTTGCTGGTATCGACCAGTGGTTCCTGGACTTTGGCTTTACCCTCACCCGTGAGGAGCCAGTCTACGTTCTTGAGCAGGTGGTGTTCTGCCAGGCCCAGCCCGTGCTTACGAGCACTGGTTGGCGAATGGTTAGGGATCCCCGAACTGCCATGAGCAAGGACTGTGTGTCCCTACTCGGGTGGGATAACGCCCAGTCGTTCAAGCTTTGGGCGTCTGCTATCGGTGCTTGCGGTCTGTCCCTGACACGAGGCGTTCCGGTCTGGGAGGCATGGTACTCCAGGCTGGTGCACCTTGGTGCTGGTGCGGTGTCTCAGGGGGTCGCCGACCATGTTTGGGATTCCGGGCTGGGCTACATGTCCCGTGGGGTTCTGGGCGGTGAGGTGGATGCCGAGGCGCGGGTGAGTTTCTACCGCGCGTTTGGCATCTTGCCTGACCTCCAGGAGGCCCTCGAGGCAGAGTATGCCTGCCCCATGCCCATCGGGTCCCCGACCCCCATGATGCACCCCAGCATCGTCGCAATTGATACAACCTGCAACCCTCTCGCAACATGGCTCGCCGCAAAGTGATGCCGTCGCCCGTGCAAGGTGGCGTTCGTCGTCGTCGCAATAAGCAGCCCAATGTCACCCAGACATCCGGGACAAGCTCTGTGATCAAGTATTCGGCGCTTGGTTCCACGGTGACTTCCGATGTCAATGGTGAGGCGTGGTATCACCGCATGTACATTCCCGGTTCTTTTGGCGGCCTAACTCAGACGGTTGGTACCGCCATAGTTGGCTACTATAGTACCGCTAAGTTCCAGGCGGGAACCACGCTTCGGTGGGAGCCGTCAGTCAGTTTCAGCACCAGTGGCCGCGTTTACGTTGGCTTCACTGACAACCCCGAGATGATCGAGGCCATGCGGGTTCTGACTGGTGGCAACGCCGTTAACGCAGTTAAGGGGCTCGGTGATGTCATTTCCTTCCCAGTTTGGCAGGAGACTGATATCCCGTTTAGTCCCCGCATGCGCCGCAAGATGTTTGACACCAACCAGGCTGCCATTACTGGCGTTGATGTCCTGGATCGGACGTGTCAGACGGCCATGTTTCTCGCCATTGACGGTATGCCGGCTTCTACGCGTGCCGGCTCCGTCTGGTTCCATGACAATGTCGCTGTTGAAGGCATGTCTTCGATCGAAACCTGAGCAGAACCAGTTGCACTTAGGATGCACTCCTCCGCGGGACGCCACCTCGGTATGGGGATACCGCCCCCGGCTTGCCGGTGAGGTGGGGGAAGTGTGTAATGTCGGTGCAAATCTCCAGACACCGGTACATATCCATGTGTGCCGGGGGCGTCGTGGGAGACACGTAAG